AGCCCTTGTTCGTGTGACTGGCGTGTGGGGCTGGTCAGCGGTTCCAATCGCCGTGACTCAGGCAACCATCATTCAGTCATCCAGAATTTACAAGCGCCTAGACTCACCTCTCGGTGTTGCAGGCTTTGGTGATCTTGGTGCTATCCGTGTTGGTCGCGCACTAGACCCAGATGTTGAGCAGCTAGTAATGCCTTACCGCATTATGAGGACCTTCAGCTAATGGCATCTATCTCAGACATCCGCGCTGGGATTGCAACCAACCTTGCAACCATTACTGGTCTTCGCACAGCCGCAGAGATTCCAGATAACCCAAACCCACCAATAGCTATTGTGTCTTTGGATTCGGTCAATTATGACAGGGCCTACGCCAAGGGGCTAGTAGAGTACAATTTTACGGTCACGGTGATTGTGGGTCGTTCAGCCGAGCGTATTGCTCAAAGAGCGCTAGACACCTACATTTCAACAGGGACAAACTCTATCAAAAATGCGATAGAGTTAGACAAGAGCCTTGGCGGTAAAGCCTACGATTGCCGAGTAGCTTCATTGAACTCGATTGGTTCAATTCAACTAAATGACAACACATACCTGGCTGCTGACTTCACGGTCACAGTCTTAGCAAACTAGGAGAAATACACATGCCAAAGTTTTACGCTGCGGATTACAAAATTACCGTAGGAACCGCAAACCTCAGCACTTCAGTAAACTCAGTAACCCTTGACATCACAGCAGACGAAGTAGAGACAACCGCTTTTGGTTCTTCTTACCGCACTCGCATTGGTGGCCTAAAGGATGCTTCAGTATCCCTTGACTTCATGCAGGACTTCGGTGCAGGAGCCGTAGACGCACTACTGTTCCCACTATTGGGATCTACAGTTGCAGTCAAGATTGCACCTACCTCTGGAACCGTTACTGCCACAAATCCGCAGTACGAGTTCAACGCGCTTGTAACGCAATATACCCCCTACAGCGGTGCAGTGGGCGATTTGGCTACCCTTTCAGTTACATGGCCTGTAGATGGCGCAGTAACTAGAGCCACAGCAGCAGCGTAATCCACTAGGATAAAAGAATGAGACTAAACCTACAAGTTGCTTACTCTGCTAAACCAGATGAGCTAAAAGAAATCATTTGCAATCCATCTGACATGGTAAAGCTTGAAACCAGGTTTGACATGTCAATAGCCAGTCTTGAAAACAACATCAAGATTACTCACTTGCTTTTCCTAGCTTGGGCAAGCGAGTCCCGCACTAAAGCAACTACTTTGTCGTTTGAGGATTGGGTGGACACTGTTGAAAGTGTCAGCCCGTCTGAACAAAAAAAATAGTTGGGCTTGGTGACAGTTCAGCTCATTGGTATCTTGCCACATTAGCTGTCGAGACAGGCATTAGTCCCAGAGAGCTTATGAAGCTCGATGATCGGATGCTCTGGACCATGGGTCGCTATCTTGTATGGCGAGCCACACACCAAGCACCTAAGCGCTGAGAAGAAGCACCCTTCGGGGTGCTTCTTTTTTGTTCGGTAGACTTAGGGTAGATAGGCGGACTAAATGGCATTGATACTTTACTCAGGGCGTGCAAGCGCTTTGAAGGTCTACGCCTCAGACTGGAAAGTCTTTGCTAAAGCCCTCTATGAAATAGATAAAGAGCAGTCATTTGAATTGAAAAAAAGATTCAAAGAGATAGCTAGACCAGTACAAAGCTCGGTCAAAAAAGAATTACAACATGGATACCGCGGTGAAGCCCCTATGCGCGGTATGCGTCATGGTGGTCGTACTGGTTGGAGTCGGGACTACGGGAACATTGGTAGTGCAGTAAGCGGAGCCAAGAGGCAACCGTATGATTCAGTTCTTGTAGAAGCCTTCAATAGACCCAAAAGAGGACAGACAGGCATTGCTCGACTAAGAGTTAGATCTGCTGCTACTGTCCTCAGCGATGTTGCTAGACAATCAAGTGGGCGCTCGTATACCAGGATGTATAAAATTAGAGAGTTTGGTGGCGAAGAAATTATGCGAAACCACATACTCAGCCCTAAAAGCACTAGCCAGTTTCTTCAAAACCTAGGTCCTATTGCCAAACCGAGTAAGCGCAAAAAGTCCAGACAGGTTTACCCAGGATTTGACAAAGCCTATCCTGAAGCAAAAAAAGAAGCCGAAAAAGCAATAGTAAGAGCTATAGCGGTCACAGAAGCAAAGATTGATAGGAAAAACCGATGAGTCAGATGTTCCTGAATGTCGTAAGCACATTCAAAGGAGACGGCCTTGCGGCTGCTACACGCCAGCTAGGAGCATTTGGTCAGGCAAGTAATGGCCTTGGAAGCACGCTTGGCAAAGTCGGTGCTGCACTTGCTTCATTCGGTATCGCCGCTAAAGCAGTAAAGTTCGGTAGAGATTCCATTGAGTCTGCCCGTGATCTTGAAAGAAACCTATTTTCGGTTGGAACAATCTTTGATGAATTTTCGCCAAAAATTGTTCAGTTCACCAAAGATGCAGCGCAGCTTGGTCTAAGCCAAAAAGATGCAGCTAAAGCATCTACATTCCTAGGTTCTGTTCTAAAGCAATCTGGCTTTAGCATGGACTTTGTAACATCTGAAACTCAAAAGCTTGTAAGCCTTGGTGTGGACCTGGCTGCAACTTATGGCTACGATGTTCAAGAAGCTTTGCTTGGTATGACCGCATTGTTCCGCGGTGAGTATGACCCGATTGAGAAGTTCGGTGTCGCTATGAAACAAAGCGAAATAAACGCCGAGCTTGTTGCCAGGAAACTAGATCACCTCACTGGTGCAGAAAGACGAAACGCTGAGCAGACAATTCGGTTGGAACTTCTTTACCAGCGTGCCGCAGATGCTACTGGAGCCTTTGGCGCTCAGTCTGGCAACCTTTATGTAGAGCAAAAAAAGCTCCAGGCTCAATTTGAAAACATACAAGCTCAACTTGGTACAGATTTACTACCTGTATTTGGAAAGCTTGTTGAAGCTCTTGTTCCATTAGTAGATGATCTAACTCCAAGGCTTGCTCAGGCAGTTCAAGATTCAATACCTGTTTTAGAAACAATGGTTGGCGTTCTCTCGGACATGAGCGATGAGACAACTACTACTGGTCAAACATTCGGGGTTTTGTCAGAAGCACTAGGCACAACATTTAGAATCTTTGCAGAAAACATAGGTCTAATTGTTCAACTCGCTGGAGTTTTCTTAGCATTGAGAACAGCAGTAGCGCTATTTGCGATTGCTTTGAAAGTAACTCCATTTGGAACAGCCATAACCCTTATAGGAACACTTACTGGCAGCGTTCTCATTGCCATTGACAGTTTCAAGAGATACCGTAATCAGTTAGAAAAAGTCGGCGATGCTATGACTGAGGCTGACAAAGATTCCGTTGCGTTCCTTGGCACATTAGTAAAATTCAATCCATTATTTGACCCAATAATTGGTAGCTTTCAAAAACTAATTATTGAGGTACTAAAACTTACTGGCGCTCTTGACGCAATACCTAAAGTAATTGAAATTGAACTTATCCGTCAAACCTCAGATCAGATAGCAAGTTCTTTTGGCGGCACAGCTTTCAACAGAAAACGAGCTGAGTTTGCAAAAGAAACTGCAACTTCAGTTGTTGAGGGTGAAGGCGGCTCAGCTACTGCTGCTGCTCTTAGTGGATATCAAGAACTACAAAAAAGCCTTGTGTTTGAAGGTAAAAAGGCAACTAAACAAGCGGAACTACTGGGTAAAGGTCTAAATCAAGGACTTGTAGATCAAATCCTAACTGGTAAACAGCCCCTAATAACAGCCAACAAAATCATTGCTGATGTTACTAAAAAGGGCGGTGAAACAAGAAACAAAGTAGTAAAAGATTTAAATACTAAATTTGCGGGGACTTATGCAGAAGTCAATAAAGCTGCTGCCGCTGCTGCTGCTGAAGCAGACCGCCTAGCACAAGAATCTCGCGCCAAAGCCGAAGAACTAAAGCGTGCAGAAGAAGCTCGCATTGACGGTTTGAACCAGCTATACACAAACTTCCTTGAGTCAATCAAAAACACATTTGCTAGTGTCAGAAGCACCATTTTGGGAGCATTTGACATTACAGGACTTGGCGGATCTACAAACGCCATCATCCGCAACATGAACAAGCTACTTGCCAAGATGAAGGACTTTAGTGCTAATGTCCGCAACCTTGCAACCATGGGTCTTGACCCAGCATTATTGCAGCAGGTTATCCAAGCTGGCCCAGTAGCAGGAGCCAGGTTAGCATCAGCCCTTGTAGCGGGTGGAGCAGGCGCTTTAGGACAAATAAACGCAGGCTTTATGCAGGCTGGCTCACTAGCCTCTGAAATCGCCACTACAGGAGTTCAGTCGCTGTTTGACACTCAGAGACAGCAAAGCGTTTACAACATAACCGTCACAGGTGGAGTCGGTTCTGGAGCAACCATCGGTAAAGCCATCGTAGACGCAATCAAGGACTACGAGCGCACCTCTGGTGCTGTCTGGCAGGGTGCGTAATGCCAGCTCCCGAAGTCAAGGTTGAGCTCGGTCTAAACCTAGGCGAGCGCGACCCCTACGCCTTCAAGCTTGACGATTCGGTCCGAGGCGTACTTGACGGCACTAGCTTTACTCTCGGTGGCGAGCGCTTCTTTGACATAACCTCACGACTTGTCACGGCTCAAATTCGGCGTGGTAAGTCCCAAGCCCTAGATCGCATTGACGCTGGAGTGCTTTCGGTCACAGTAGACAACTCTGACAGGACCTTTGACCCGCTATACGAAAATGGACCATATTTCGGTCAGCTTATTCCTAGGCGTTCGGTTCGAGTCACCAGCAACGACCTACCAGTCTTTATTGGCTTTGTAGATGACTTTGACATTCAGTACGAGCCAGGCGTGCAGTCCGTTGTCCGCATTGACGCTTCTGACGCTCTTTCGGTACTCACTAACGCAGGGCTTGAGGAGTTTACTCCTGACTCAGAGCTATCAGGCGTTCGCATAAACACAGTTCTTGACAGACCTGAAATTGACTGGCCTGCTGAGCTAAGAGAGATTGACGCTGGAAACTCAACAATGCTTGACACAGATGTCGCAGAAGGCACAGGAGCGCTTGAGTACCTACAGCTTGTAGCTAACTCAGAGTTCGGTACTTTGTTCTTGGGCAAGGATGGCAAGGTTGTCTTCCGAGAGAGAAATGCTGTTCCGAACACCCCTGACATTGTTTTCTCAGACGAAGTAGTTGCAGGTGTTTACACAGGTATTCAGTTCGCCGATGTAAACATCATCTACGGATCAGAGAACCTGTACAACAGAATTGCCCTAACAAACGCAGATGTCTTCCCAGAAGAAGCCTTTGCTGAGGATGCGACTTCTCAGGCAGTCTACGGACCAAGAACTCTAAGCCAATCAGGACTGCTTATTCAGGACCCAGAGCAGCTTCAGTTCCTAGCTGACTTCTTCCTAGCTCGCTACAAAGAGCCTCAATACCGTTTTGAAACAGTCACCGTGGTCCTAGATACCCTAAGCACCGTAAACCAAGACAAGGTTCTAGACCTAGAAATCGGTGACATCGTGCTGGTTCGGTTTGAGCCTTCTGACATTCCACCAGCCATTGAGCAATACTGCCGTATTATCGGAGTAAACCACGACTGGACCCCTGGTAGCAAGAACATCAGCTTTAGCCTAGAGCGCCTAGACTTTGCGGTCTTCATCCTTGATGACCTTGTACTCGGTGAGTTGGACAATGACCGCCTTGCCTACGAGTAGTAAACTAAACTAAGACAAAAGGAACCCTATGCCAAGAAAAACCTTTACCGCTGGTGAAGTCCTAGCTGCTGCTGATGTAAACCTGTACCTCTCTAACGAGGCTGTTTTTGCTTCCAGCACCGCAACCACCTATTCAGTTGTAGCCGCTGACCGCTACGAAACTCTAGTGTTCACATCAGGATCAGCAGTGACCGTGACCGTTGGAACTGCCACAGCTTTCCAGGCTGGCGAGCGCATTGACATCCTCCAAGATGGCGCTGGCACAGTAACTATTCAGCGTGACGGAACAGCTACCACCCTTGCAGGTCGAGGAACCGCTGGAACCGCTTACCGAATTGGTCAGCGTTATGACGCTGTATCTGTTGTCTGTGTGGGTACTAACTCATACAGGGTGATTGGGAACGCGACAGCCG